ATGAATCACAAAAGGTAATCCAATTTATGGATGAGAAGATTCAGAATGCTATGGAACGAATGAAATCAATAGATAAAATTGGTTCGTTTGAAGCAAATGATGAGACGGGTTATGTATTTAGAGAAATGTATAGTATAATAGAAGAATTGGATATGTATTATGGCGAGAAAACGGAAGAATCCGCAAAGTAAAAGATATTTTACAAATATAACTGAAATTGCAATAAACGCTTTTAATAATTGCGATAATCAAAGTTTAAAAAATAAAATCTATAACAGGTTTATAGAATACCCATTTGATAAATTGGCAGAGAATGTAATACACACCTATAAAACTTATTATTTTGATGATGGGTATGAAGATACCAAAGCATCTGTAGTTGCGTTTTTAAATGAAAAAATGCATAAGTTTAAAGGTGAAAAAGGAAAAGCATTTTCTTACTTTACAGTCATAGCGCGTAATTTTTTATTTAATGAAAACAACGCCAATTATTCAAAGATGAAAATACATGAAAACTTAGATTCTGTTGATATTGGAAGAAATGTTCCCAATGAGGTAGCTGGGTATGAGTTATTGGAAGAAAAATCAGATTTTATGGATTTTTATACCGAATATATTGATAGTAATTTAAATAAAATCTTTATAAAGGATAGAGATAGAAAGATAGCTGATTCGGTAAATGAGTTATTTAGAAATAGAAGAGATTTATACTCATACAACAAAAAGGCTCTTTACATACTTATAAGAGATAGGACAGGAGTAAGTACGCAATATATTACAAGGGTTATAGGTAAAATGAAAATAATTTTTGTGGAATTAAATACGGATTATTCAAAAAAGGGTATTCTTAAATTAAATCACAATGTAGAAAGGTATTATGACAAAGGATGATGATATATTTAAAGGAACATCGTTTTCATCTTTATTAAAAGATATTTACGATAATTCCCGTAAAAAAGATAGACAGATTAAATTACTGATTGCTCAGTTAGAACCATTGGTTAAAAACCTAAATGATGCTTCAGTTGTTGTTCCACTTATTAAAGAATATTTAGAAGTTTCGGTAAAGAACGATGACCAATTGGTTAGAATGGCTGCAATAGCTCAAAAACTTTTAGATAAAGCAGATGGTGATGGTGGACTCTTATTATCTGAAGAAGAAAAGCGCCAGTTATTGGAAGCAAAAGATGATATTGATTCTAAAATAGAATCTCTGAAAAAGGATGAGGATGAATAATGCTTGGTGAAGTAACTGAAGTTTTTTTGAAAGATGGAAATCCAAATGATATTTACAAAATAAGGGTTTCTATTAAAAGGTCTTTTGGTAACGCCTCAACTGAATTTGCATATCCATTAAATCCTTATATCAAATCAGTTCCAATTATTGGAGAACAAGTTTATTTAATAAATGGTATGGGGGCAACATCGGGCCCTCTTTCTGGTGGATATGATTATTATTATATATCGCCAACTTTTTTACAAAGAGCTATAAATAATAACCCATTACCAAAATCTATTGTAAATACTGCACAATCTTTTAATGCTACTACATATACATCCCAAACAATACCAAACAATTCTTCGGTAGAAGATAATAATCAAAATTTTGGTAAAGGGTTTTCTGAAATTAGTAATTTATCACAATTACAACCCTACATAGGTGATACTATATTTGAAGGTAGATTTGGTCAATCCATTCGTTTTGGATACACACCAAATGAAAGTGATGCACAAAGATTACCAACATGGCAATCTTCAAATCCAAATAAACCAATAACAATTTTAAGGAATACTCAAAACGAAAGTAATAAAAAGGGTTACGATAAATTTGTTTTGGAGGATATAAATAAAGATGATTCATCTATTTGGATGACTTCTAATCAAAAAGTTGGGATTACACCATCAAATAGAACATCAGTTTCTAATATATCTCAATTTTCAAATCCGCAAGTTATAATAAATTCCGATAGATTAATTTTTAATAGTAAAAAAGATAATATAATTATATCGTCAAAAAAAGATATAGCAATATCTACATCGGAATACACCACTACAATTAATTTAATTATATCAGCGATAGAAACATTGGCTCAGGGACCTTTTCTAACACCAGCTGGTCCAGGTCCTCATCCAGAAATTATTAGTATATTACTAAAACTTAAACAAGGTATAGGATAACTAATTATTATAAAAAATTATATTTATTATTATGAACACAGCAAAATTAATTCAGGCAATAAAACTCATTATTGAAAGTGAAGTTAAAAAACAACTTGCTTTAGAAAGAAAGCAGTTGAAAGAATCTATCTTAAAAGAATTGAAAAGGGGAACTCATATTACAAAAACATCTTTTGTAGAAAAAGACCCTTTGGATGTTGAACACCTCTTTGAAACAAAACAAAAACCAAAACAAAATAAATTATTTGGGGGTAATTCTGTATTATCATCTGTATTGAATGAAACTTATCAAAGTGGTGAGTGGAGAGATATTAATGGTGGTCATTCGTTTACATCGGATATGGCACAGGGATTTGGTTCTATGAACAATACTATGAATACTGCAAATAGTGTAGTACAAGATGTTGATGGTAATGCGATATCAATGGATAGATTATCACAAACACCACATGGTGAGGCGGTTGTAAATGCTTTAACCAAAGATTATTCTCAACTGATGCAGGCTATAAACAATAAAAAAAGAGGATGATAAGTGGCTAACAGAATAGAATATAGGTATAATCCGATTGATTTAAAACCAAATAAAGCAGTTGGTGTAATGCTACCATTGGGTGGTAGTCCTATATTTAAACTTAGTTATACAACTGAAGAGCAAGCAGTTTCCAATTTGAAAAATCTTTTACTAACCAGAAAAGGTGAGAGAGTATTCCAACCACTTTTTGGTTCGGATATATATTCACTTCTTTTTGAAAATATGGATAGTGAATTAGATTCTAATTTAGAAGAATCTTTATCAGAAGATATTAATTTTTGGCTACCTTACATTTTATTACAAAAGGTAGAAGTTAATTCTGAACCGGATTTTAATAAAGTAAGTATAAAAGTTTCATTCAAAGTAACTGAACAAGGTTCTAACCAAACAATAATTTTAGAAGTTGATAGTCAAGGTGAATTATCAATAGCGTAGGAGTATTAAATGTTAAATGATTCAAAAAAAGAAGTTAGCTTAATAGGTAGGGATTTTTCCGAGTTTAGGAAAAACCTCGTAGACTTTGCTAAGCAATACTACCCAAATACCTATAATGATTTTAATGAATCATCTCCTGGTATGATGTTTATGGAGATGGCATCGTATGTTGGGGATGTTTTATCATACTACACCGATGTTCAATTGAGAGAATCAATTGTTACACAGGCCAAAGAAACTACGAATTTATTTGAATTAGCTCAATCGCTTGGATATAAACCAAAATTATATTCACCCGCCACAACTAATTTAATAGTATATCAATTAATCCCAGCCATTGGTACGGGAAACAATGTTAGACCTGATTTAGATTACGCCCTAAAAATAAAAGAGGGTATGCAGGTTTCATCTACACAAAATGCAAATGTTGTTTTTAATACCACTAGAAAAGTAGATTTTGCTTTTTCATCATCATTTGACCCAATGGAAATATCGGTTTATCAAATAAATGAAACAACAGATGAGCCTGTTTTATATCTTTTCAAAAAAAGTGTAAGTGTAATTAGTGGGGAAGAAAAAACGGCTGATTTTACATTTGGTTCACCAAAACCATATGATAAAATTAAAATAGATGATACTGGAATTATTGATGTTATAAAAATCGTTGATGGCGATGGTGATACTTGGACTAAAGTAGATTATTTAGCACAAGATACTGTTTTTGAGCAAATACCAAATAATTCAGATTACACATTAAACTTAAACCAATACAGTTCCGAAACCCCATATCTTTTAAGGTTAAAAAAAATACCGAAAAGATTTATTACACGGGTTGATGAAAATGGCTCTATAACAATACAATTTGGGGCAGGGGTATCATCAAATGCTGATGAAGAAATATTACCAAATCCAGATAATGTTGGTTCTAATTTGTATAAAGCAAAGACTGATTTATCACAAACAATAGACCCATCTAATTTTCTTTACACAAAAACATATGGAGTTGCACCAGCAAATACAACATTGACTGTAACATATAGAGTTGGTCAGGGGGTTGCTGATAATGTAATATCAAAAGATTTAACTCAAATAATAAACATAGAGTTTGAAAATGAAACAACCCCAACAAATACGGCACAATGGAATACTATAAAAAATTCGGTTGCGGTAATAAACGAAGAGGCAGCTAGTGGTGGTAAGGTAGAAGATAGTGTTGAAGATGTTAGAAATAACACTATGGCATTTTTTGCATCCCAAAACAGATTAGTAACCGCAGAAGATTATGTTGTTAGAGCTTATGCAATGCCGGCTCAATTCGGAGCTGTTGCAAAAGCATATGTAGCACCCGATTATCAAATTAAATCTTACAATAGAATGGTAAGTGGTGTTGCATCCGCAGGTTCTCTTCAAATACCAAATCCACTTGCTATTAATTTATATACTTGTGGATATAATTCAAACGGAAACTTAGCACCTTTGAATAGTGCAACAAAACAAAACCTTAAAAATTATATTTCTTATTATAGAATGTTGACAGATGCTGTAAATATTAAAGATGTGTACATTATCAATATTGGTATTAATTTTGAAGTAGTAGTTTTACCAAATTATAATTCTAATGAAGTATTATTAAGGTGTATTAATGAATTAAAAAAGTATTTCAGTATACCTGATGCCCAAATTAATAGACCGATATTATTATCAGATATCTATGTTTTGTTAGATAGGGTAGATGGTGTTCAGACTGTGGTAAGACCTGATTTAAATGGTGTGGGTGGTTTACAAATAGTAAATAAATACAATGGGGTATATTCATCACATGTCTATGATATTAAAAAAGCGACAAGAAATGGTATTATTTATCCAGCAAAAGACCCATCAATTTTTGAAGTAAAGTATCCTGATTTGGATATTAGAGGTAAAGTAGTTCCGTTATTTTAGGGAGAAATAAATGATTTATAGAATATATCCTCAAAAAGATACTACAATATATGAAGATTCTACACGAAAATTACAAAATGTAGGAAAAGATGAAATATTGGAAGTAGGTAAATTTTTTGATACCGATGATGCAACTCTATTGGGTAATAGTAGGATATTGATACAATTTAACTTATCTCAAATATCACAATCAATCAATAGTGGAACAATATCAGGTAGTATAAAATACTACCTAAACCTAATTTCATCTGATGAAAGAGAAATACCTTCTGAATATGATTTGTATATTTACCCAATATCACAAAGTTGGTCGGAAGGTGTTGGTTCTTTACCCGATACACCTCACAATGAAAATGATTCAAACTGGGTTTATAGAAGTACGAATGTTAGTTGGAGTGTTCAATCTCCAATAAATTCAGGCTCATATTGGTCAATTAACGCGGGTGGTGGAACATGGTTTACATCCTCTGTTAATGGGACTATTTATTCGCAATCTTTCAGTAGAAATGTTTCGGATTTAAATATAGAAATAACTCAATATGTAAATGATATTCTAAATGGTAGTAGACAAAATAATGGGTTTATAATTAAAAGGTCTAATACCGATGAAACATCATCAATTAAATATGGTGTATCAAAATACTTTTCAACCGAAACACATACCATATGGGTGCCTACATTAGAAGTTAAATGGAATGATTCTCAATTTCAAACAGGCTCACTTTCTGCATTGACTTCGGAAAATATTGTTTTATATACAAAGGGATTAAAATCCGAATATAAACAAGATTCAAAAGATAGGATTCGGGTTTATGGTAGAGAAAGATATCCACAAAGGACATTTGGTAATAGTGGTGCATTATCTACCGTAAAATATTTACCAACATCCTCTTATTGGTCATTAATAGATGTTGAAACTGAATTAGAAATTATCCCATTTGATACTACTTATACAAAGATTGAATGTGATTCTACGAGCAATTATTTTGATTTTTGGTTTAATTCATTACAACCTGAAAGATATTATAAATTTGTTTTTAGAATAGATTCTGATGGTCTGGAAAAGTATTACGATAATGATTTTTATTTTAAGGTAGTTAGATAATGGAAAGAGAAATAAAAAGAAACAATCAAGGGAGAATTATATCATACTCATTATCAGATTCAAATGATACTTATGGTGTAATTGAATTGAATGATTTTGTTAGAAAATTTGAAAATCTTTCTTTTTTTCAAATTATTCCAACGGATATTGAAGATGTTTCGCAAGATGTACTTTTGGGCAGTAATATTAATGAACCTATAATAATAAATACAAACGGTTCAACCCCAGTAACCCCAACCGCTGGTAATACTGCTGGTAATACTGCTGGTAATACTGCTGGTAATACTGCTGGTAATACTGGCGGCGGATTTATAACAGGCGGCGGTATATCTTCTGCTGGTAATGCTGGTTCATCAACACAAACCAATGCATCAATAGGCATAAGTTCTACACAAAATCAGCCAGGCGGCGGCCAACCAGGTTCCTCAGATGAATTTTCCGGTCAATTATATTACCCAATTGGTTATCCAGGACAAGCTCCCGGTGATTTTGCATTCGATTCTACCGGCATGCGATGGGAATGGGATGGACAACAATGGAATAATTTTTAATTAAAAAGAAATAATACATGTCATTAGATAGATTTGTAAATACAAACGAAGTTTTAGGTACTAATCCAGTATATGGGGAAACTTTTGCGCAAGCTACTAAAATTAATTCCTATAATTTAAAACTTTCATCCGATGATAAACTCCTTAGATTAAATCTGAAACAAAAAACGGCGCCAGAATTTGATACTCAGTTTGAAATACCGGCTTCTTTAGAATTACATATATACGATAATAATAATAACCTATTAAAATCTTCTTATAATAGAAATTTTATAGAAAATAAAAATACATCGTTTGGTATTTCTCCTGAAAAAGATATTAGAGAATTAGGATATGATTATGGTATATATACTATTGTTTATAATCCACTTTATACTTTTTTTGGGGGATTAAATACAAATGATATACGAGTAAAAAGAATATCATCCGATAGGACTGAAATACAAATTTTGTTTGGAAATTCACTTTTTTTTAAAGATTATTCAAAATATTTTTATTTAATAAAAGAAATTCAAAATGGATTTCAAAGCGATAGTAATTATATTTTTACAAAAAATAGGCCTGAATTCATTTTAAATTTTGGTAATAACAATATAGTTGATGTTGCTTATATACAATTTATTGGTAATTTTAGAGAAGATAATACCGACATAATTACAGATATTTACATAAAATTAACAACACCAATCAGCGATACTATAAACATTGGTGATAGGTTTTCTATAGATGGAAGATTGCAGAAATCTTATGTTGAAAAAATTATAGTTTATAATCAATTTAGTGAAGTAGAACCCGAACAATTTCTAGAACCAAACTTTAATATTGAATTAGATAAATTCGGTAAGTCTGATGGAACTGATTTTCAAACATGGAATGATTTATTGGGCGCAAATTTACCAACATCGCAGCAAATAATAGATTCATATTTCAGCGGTTCTTTTGGAAACATAAAATTAAACATAGATTATTCTGATTTTTCTAAGTTTGTTCATTATTCATCCGCAACCGAAAGAGTTGATAATTTTTTTTACAAATTACAAACAATTGAAACATATAATGCTAGAATACAAACACTACAACAAGTTTCAGGTTCTCATGCATTAACAAACATATCTCAATCAATCTCTCGTAGAGATACTTTAATTGGTGGTTTTGATGGATTTGAAAAATGGATGTATGAAAGTGTAAGCGCTTCATTATACACCCATTATTCAACATCAACAAATACGATTGTACCTTATCCAAAACAATCCACATATCCAATTGTATTTTACCCAACAACTAGCTCACAAGCCGAAAGTTGGTATGAAGGAGTTTATAGTTCAGCATCATTATATGATTCGCAGAATGAATCTGCTCTTATAAATTTAATTCCGATTTCATTAAAAGAAGATACGTTAAACCAAGATTATTTATTATTTGTTAATATGATTGGACAGCATTTTGACATTTTATGGACATATGTTGAATCATTAACAAACATTAATAAGCGAGAGGAACATCCAAATGATGGTATGTCGGATGAATTATTATACGATGTTGCAAAATCAATGGGGTGGAATTTATCCAGTGGTTGGGGGCAAGCTAATTTATGGGAATATGTTTTAGGAACTGATGCATCTGGAAATCGTTCAACAACGATTGGTGGGTTGGAAACAAAACCAAAACAAAAAATAAGAGCAGAGGTTTGGCGTAGAATATTAAATAACTTACCATATATTTACAAATCAAAGGGAACAGCCCGTTCTATTAAAGCCCTTTTATCGTGTTATGGTATACCTGAAACGCTTTTGAAAATACGGGAGTTCGGCGGACCGAAAGTTGTTGATGAACCTAATATATATGAATCGGAAAGATTTATATATAAAGTAGAAACAACTGATTCTAAAACAATAATAAATCCATTTGGAACTATTAATGGTAGTAGACCTAATTCAATTGAAGTAATTGGTAAAATGCCGTTGGGTGATTTTACAATAGGTAGATTAACTGGGGGTGCACCTGATTTAGTTTTTGAATGGAACTATTCCGGTGGCCAAGCTAGAATACTTGGAAAACACGGCGCCTCACTAATAATGAGTTCATCTTATATGAATTATAAAAGTAGAAGAGATGGTTCTTTTGGCATAGTTTTAAATAATTCAAATAATTCAACAACAATTTACGCAGCATTTAAAGATGATTTTGGAAATGTACTTGCATCTTTATCAGCCACATCTACTACTGGTGATTCTACAGCTATATTTAATAATTCAACTCAATTTATTATTGGGTCCTCTCAGCTGGGGATGCCAGCAACCGCATCAATTCAAGAAATAAGATATTATTCATCATCGCTTTCACAAGAAATATTTGAAGAGCATGCAAAGAATACTGAAGCATATTTTTCGGATGATAATACAACTGATTTAAACAGCACATTTTCATATAAAAATTT